TACGGGATTATTTCTGTATATCGTTTGTGTATATAGTTCTTGGTTTTTACAGTAACATTTAAGTTACCTTTGGCAATAAATTCACACTCACCAAATACATTTGTTATTTCTTTGATGAAGTCATAAACCTTTTGCTCATTTTCGGTCAATTTAATCTCTTAATGTTTAATGAGTCCAAAGTGACCTGTAAGCGTTTTCTATTGGCTTCACGTTCTTCAGCAGTAAACTTGCGTGGCAATCCAACGAAATCTTTATGAGCTTCAATGGTAGACCTGCATTGTGCTTTAAACTGGTCACAAGATGGTGCGTAATCATAGTTATGCAGCAAAGCATTTTTAATTCTGTTAGACGATATACCAGCAAGTTCTTCAGCCCAAACCTGTTTTGCATTAGCGATGCCAATATCTACTCCATCTACAATCTGACCTAGTTTAAACTTGTCTGTAAATGAATTGCCAAAACGTCCGTGCAATCTCATAAATATTCTATCAACCCACTCGGCAGGTAACTTATTTATCATTTTTAACCTCTATCTCTTTAGCTTGGTAATAAGGGATGCCACTTGAGTTTGTAAAAATAGAACGAGCTGCTGCCATCGTATCTTCTTTAAATGATTTGGACTGTGGCTTATTAATCCAATCAGCTTTAAAACTAATCCATCCTCGTTCACAACAAATTGTTATAGCTTCTTCTACAGATATACCTGCCAATTTAGCTTCTCGTTCAACTGCTTTAAATGCTAATTCTGTTACAGGTTTATTTTTTCTAGTAATTAACCATTCTGATAATAAAACAGGAGATAAAGGCGGTATGTATTTATTAGTTTTTGGTTTATGATTTATAGTTTCTAGTTTATAGTTTGGGTTTGTTTCGCTTTCGTTTCGGTTAGCGGAATTAACCGACTGGGTTTTCTTCGGTCTGCCGCCTAGCTTTCCATTGATTCTATTTATTTGAACATTGCGTTGATAGCTTTTAATTTCATCTTCAATTCTATTATGAAACCAGCTTTCTTTACCTTCTTGGAAAAAATCTTTAAGTACATTTAAAAGGTTTAGTTCATTTTCTAAACCCAACATTAACCGACGCAAAACCACTTGGGTTTCTTTGGGTATTGGTTTTTCATCAAGGTAATACCAATCTATCAAAGTTCTGTATATGTAATGTTCTATTGGGGTGAGGTGAGATGTATCTTTGCGATAATCACCTATGTTAAATTGATAATAATGCATAAAGACCTTTCCATTCAAAAAAGCATCCACAAAAATAATTGGGCAGGTGGGTGAATGAATCCACTTTTCGGTCTGCATAACCTAGCCCTAGATAATTATGCGCTTACTTTAATAAAATGAAAAGAATTTTAATCAATTAAATAATTTTGTATTCCAGCTTGAGCTTCTTCAAAGCCGTGCGCCACTATTGCTTTATATCCTTGAAGTTCAGCTTGTTCTATAAAATATTTTTGAACGGGAGATAATTTGCCTTTTTTAGTTTTCATTTCTATAAACATTCCATGATATTTAGAAGTCGCTTTCATTAAAAACAAATCAGAAACCCCTGAAAGAACACCCTCTGCTTTAAGATTCATAGCTGTAACAATATGTCTTGCGCCACCATTAGGAATAGCAAACATGATTAGTTTAGGATGTTGAACCCTAAACCATTTAATCAACGCAACTTGCTCTTGATGTTCAGTCATCTAATTCAGTTGTTCTTTCTATAAGCGCAACTTGAGCCGGAGGAATTTCATCTTCCCAATTTAAATCTAATAAATCTTTCAAAAAATCGTTTTCATCCGAACGACCAATCATATAAGCAGTAGAAAAACATACCCATAATGCTGAAACATCTCGGTTATAATAAAAATCTTCATTGTTCGGATGTCGAGTAAGATTGTGACCTTGCTTGGCAGCCCACGTTTCAAACTTTTCCCTTATATCTTGTTCAGTCATTTTTTTTCCCTATATTTGAAAAGTAATTGTCTAAAGCCAAAAATACATAAGAAGGAACTTTGTCACCATTAATAATTTTTTTCATCCAATGACGACTTATTTCTGTTTTGCGTTCTATCGCACTAAAATTATAAATTCCGCTAATTAACATAGTTTTAATTTTATCTTCTGAATATTCCATATATATTACCTTTTAGTTAATTGTTTGTTCATGTTATTACAAGATTGAAATAAATTCAATATATTTCAATAAAACTCTTTTCTTTTTTAATTTTCACAAGCATAATTAACTCATGCAGCAATCAAACTGCTTTTATTAGGAGCCAAAAAATGTATAAACCCACAGAAGTTATTCAAAAACTATCAAAATATTATTCCAATTCATACGACCTTAAATGCGAAATACATAAACGCAGAAAAAACAATATGCGTAATTATTTAGATGTTGCATTAGAAATTTTATTGGAATTAGAAGCCAAACAAATTCATTAGGATAAAAACATGACTATTTATCAAAAAGAAGGTTATGAATCTAAAGATAATTATTTTGAAACTCTTTCAGAAGAATACGATATTGATAAAAGCATAATTTATGCGTTATCAGATTTATTAGGCTCAAATGAAGATTTTGACGGGCTTATTTGTTCAATTCAAGATTATTGCGGAATATAAGGAGTTATAAAATGAAACAAACAATAGGTTTATATGAGTTTAGAGAAGCATTTAGATTGCATGAGCGAACTAATTTTAGTTATGAAGGTTTAGAAGTTTTGTTTGATGCTTTAGAACAAGATGAAATTGATACTGGAAAACAACACGAATTAGACGTTATTGCTTTATGTTGCGATTTTGTAGAAATGACTGCAAGCGAGGTAAGAGATTATTATCCAGCATTAACAGATTGGGAAAATGTAGAAGAATTTTTAAATTGTAACACTTGGATTTGTGGTTCATGGTTAGAAAATCAAAACAAACGTTTTGTATTTTTAAATTTTTAAGGAAATAAAAATGGAAGAAGGTTTGCAGCATTTTATTGTAACTTACGATAATTATTATCTTATTGATGAAAGATGGGCAATATATTGGGATGGAATTATTTATGATAGAACTAAAGCAGAGGATGTACCTGAATGGGTGTTTGCGTTAAAAGATATTCTTGTTCATAAAATTTTTTAATGGAGTTAAAAATGAGTACAAAATGGTACGCAATTGAGATTTGGGAAAGCAAGCATAGTTCAACAGCTTTTTTTCAAGAATTCAAAGCTAAAAATTATTTAGACGCTTTATCTCAAGCTAAATTTGATTATCCTGAAAGCACAATGTTCAATGTTTATATTAATGTCTATGATGTATCTATATCAGAAGGCGGTAACAAATGACATACGAACAGTTAAAACAAATAATCGAAGCTATGGATTATAAAGACCAACAAAAAGAAGCAACCGTATTGTTAATTGATGCTGGTGAATTTACTAATATACATTCATTTCAGATTAGCAATAAATGGGATAGTTTAGAAATTGGAACGTATTATTTAACTGTTTAATTAAAAAATTATTAAATATATTTAATAAAATGCTTTCTTTTTTTATTTAATTCAACGATAATTAACTCATGCGTTATTTATGACGCTTTTATTAGGAGCCAAAAAATGTCAGTAGAAACTTTAGAAGTTCAAAACATTACCTTTCACGTTTATTACGATTGCGAAGTTGAAAAAGACCCTTTAGGTACTGGTGACAGTCCTACCAGATATTACATCGAAATAGTTGCAATTGAAGTTGGTGACGATACGCAAGATGTATCAGATATATTGCCAAACGTAATCATGAATGACATTACTCAACAACTTATTCAAATCGAGGCTAATTAAAATGGATAACGTAATTATTGTGGTACTTGGGTTTGTCATTGTGTTAGCAATTTTAGTCGGTGCTGAAGTGTTGGCTAAAATCTTTGGATGGGATTGATTATGAGTGAGCAACAATTTCAAGCTGAAGTGATGGACGAACTTAGACAAAAGGAAGAAAAAATGAACACGTTTGAAAAGTTATCTAAATTAAATGTATCTGACCACGTTGAAAAGAAAGGTCGTTTTAGTTATCTTTCTTGGACTTGGGCTGTATCAGAATTGCGTAAGGCTGCGCCCGATGCTACATGGGAAGTAATTAAGTATGACGGTATGCCGTTTTGCAAAACAGAATGTGGTTATTTTGTAGAAGTGGCAGTAACAGTAGATGGGATTACATTAAGCCAAATTCATCCTGTACTAGACAATAATAATAAAACTATTCCTGTACCAAGTGCATTTCAAATCAATACAAGTATTCAGCGTTGTTTAGTTAAAGCAATTGCGCTACATGGTTTAGGTTTGTATATCTACTCAGGCGAAGATTTACCCGAAGTCGAAAAAGAAGCTGAACCTGAACCATTAGACGCTACAGCTTACGTTAAATCTATTACCGATACCAAAACCTTAGAAGAATTACAAAACGCTTACAAAACTGCTTATATCGTTTGCAAAATGGATAAACAAGCACTTTTAGCAATCACTATTGCAAAAGACCAAATGAAACATTTGTTTGAAACCAATAAAGATTTTATTGATGGTTATAACGAAGTACAAACAAAGGAAAAATAAAATGGAACAAGGAACTCCTGAATGGTTTAATTCTAGGCTAGGCAAAGTAACAGCTAGTCGTGTAGCGGATGTATTAGCTACAATTAAAAGTGGTGAATCAGCCAGTCGTAGAAATTATCGTATGCAATTGGTTTGCGAGCGTTTAACGGGGAAAAAAGAAGAAACCTTTACCAATGCTCACATGGAGCGTGGAATTGAGTTAGAGCCTATTGCACGTTCGTTATACGAGATGGATAGCGGATTGTTTGTTAAGGAAATTGCTTTCGTAGAACATCCAACAATTGAAATGGCTGGATGCAGTCCTGATGGACTAGTTAGTGAAGATGGTTTGATTGAAATTAAATGCCCAACAGTTGCCAATCATATTGAAACGCTAACATCAAATGCTGCACCTAGTAAATATATTGCTCAAATGCAATGGCAAATGGCTTGTACGGGTAGAAAATGGTGTGATTTTGTTAGTTTTAATGTTGAGTTGCCTGACCATTTACAATTATTTGTTAAGCGTGTTGAACGTGATGATGAATATATTGCTAATGCAGAAAAAGAAGTAATTGCATTTCTTGATGAAGTTTCTGAAACAGTAACTAAATTGGAGCAAATAAAATGAGTTCAAAACTAGAAACAGCATTTAATAAATTTCACGAAGAAAACCCAATGGTATATACATTGTATATACGATTTGCTAGAGAAGCTAAAAGCAAAGGATATAAACATTTTGGGATTGCTTCAATTACTGAGCGTGTTCGATGGGAAGTAGCAATCAATACAGTAGGTGATAAATTTAAAATTAATAATAATCATCGTGCTTTTTATGCAAGGTTGCTAAATGCAACTTCTGAATTTAAAGATTTCTTCAGAACTCGTGAACAACATTAAGGAATGAAATAATGGAATCAAACTTAATAATCAAATCACTTTATGGCATGGCAAATCCAAAACCATCAAAAGAGCATCAAAAAAAATTACAAGCTGCCATAGATTATCTTGGCAATAGATATGTTTTAGCAAATCCAATTCAAAGAAAAGGAAAATGAATAATGGCTTCAGTAAATCTTAGTATTATTATTGGCAATGTAGGAAATGACCCTACAACAAACACTTTGCCAAATGGCGATATGGTAGCAAATTTTAGTGTTGCTACCAGCGAAAATTGGAAAGATAAACAAGGACAAAAGCAAGAAAAAACACAATGGCATCGCATGGTTTGTTATCGCAAACTGGCTGAGATTGTAGAAGCGTATGTACGCAAAGGCTCTAGCGTTTATTGCGAAGGTAAAATTGAATATAGCAAATTTACCAATAAAGAAGGAATTGAAAAAGACAGTACGCAAATTGTAATTAACGAATTGCGCTTATTAGATAAAAAAGGTGAACCAACTACAGTTGTTAAAGAGCAATCTAAATCTAATGGTTATCAACCACAACATGATGACCCAATGGATTTCGAGGATTCGATTCCGTTTTAGTTTTATGGGCGAAAGCGCATTTAGTCTGACAGGTCAGACCACAATATATTGCGCTCACTTTATATTAACGTGCGTATTTCGCCCACCAATTTAGGAGTTTAAAATGTCTGAATCAGCAAAAAGAGCATGGGCTAAAAGAAAAGGAATTGATAATGAACAAACAAACTGAAGCAATACACAAAGCATTAAAAGTTTTGAATTGTTTAAACAACGACAGAGTATATGAAACTGCATGGGTAAAAGGTGCAATCAATGCCTGTGAAGAAGCACTAGAACAACAAGAGATTGGCGAAGCTGAAATTAGACAAATGCTAAATGATATTGAGTATTACCAAAAGCGTGTTGAAGCACTAGAACAACCAGCGCAAGAACCTGTGGCTTGGATGTATACAAAAAAAGGTGATTATGGATATACAGAAGATTCAGTAGAAGCAACAACTAGTGAAAATTATGCTATAAATTTAAGCATTACACCTGTAATCCCACTCTACACCCACCCTCATCAATGGCAAGGATTAACGGATGATGAGATACAAGAATTAACGCATTACGATATTAAATTTGCCCGTGCTATTGAACAATCATTGCGTGAGAAAAACACTTAACAGTTTATGGGGATGGCATAATCGGTAACGACTGCGCCTTTAAAATCTGAGGTTAAAGCATCCCCACCTTATTTGGAGATTAAAATGAAAACAGTAGCAATTGTTAAAGAAGTAAATGAAACCGAATTAATAGCAACATGGACACCACATGATACAGAAGTAAAAGTTGGTGATTGGTTATGCCTTGAAACTAAATGGCAAGGATTAACGGATGATGAGATAGAAGAAATACTTATGGGTTATGAAGGATGGGGTCGGATTGATTTTGCTCGTGCTATTGAACAAACATTAAAGGAGAAAAATTCATGTTAGCGTTTGTACCTGTTTGGATTTTAATTATGGCTATGATTTGGGAAAAAATTAAATTAGATAAAAAATCAGCCAAAGAATATGAATGTTGGCGAGATGCTAGAGAACGTCAAAATAGAAAGGAAAAATGATGAATAAGCATCAAGAATTAGAGCAGCAAATATTAAATATTTGGGAAATAGATAAAGATATTAAAACTCTTGCTGATAGTGCCGATTGGACTGCAATTGACCCTATTTTTATGGATAGGTTATTAAGTATTGCATCTGTTTATGAGATGAGAGTTGAACGGCTTTGGGGCGTATATGAAGAAGCGTTACAAGAATATAATAATATTAAAAATTTGAATGATGCACAAGATATAAATTTTAATGAACCGTCTTCATGTTTAGACTCTGCTTATGAACGTAAAGCAATGGAAGAAGGCTTGGTTAAAAATCCTGTATTTCCTGAAAATCAACTTGATGAATACCCTGACAATAAAAAGGATAGATAATGAACATTCAATTTAATTTTGATGATGAATCTGCTGTATTTGAAATATTAGATGATTTTTTTGTAGCTATGCTTAAGCGTGAATTAAAAAATCAAAAAGGTATGATTTATGAATGGAGTTCAAAAGAAGATATAAAAATAACAAAAGAAAATATCAAAGCAATTAAACAATTATTAAGTGAGTATGACGTATGAAACCTAAAAAAATATTACTTGCAGTTTTAATGGCATTACAAGAATGGAAGCGATACAATCCCCAATAATAGGGGATAGACTCCACCACTACCATAGTGGCAAGTGGCTCTTGTAAAACGCTACAAAGATAGTTACTTTGGGAAAGGCTTGGAACGCTGGTCAGAATAAACCCTATAGCGTGTTGCATTTTCTTCTGACTGGCGCAAATCGCATCTATCTTAAACTTAAAATGCGAAATTTCAAGCAATAACTAAACACATTAAAATACACATTAAAATATGTAAACCATAGTTTATATTTTGTGTTGAATCTATACTATGAGTTTAGTTTTGCGTGTAATTTTAAACTATTTATTACAGACAAATTATTTAGTGTTGAATATATTTTACATTAATTTAATTTTTCAATTTCAACATACATCCGTAAATCATCACCACTAAACTCAATCAATCCCTGGTCTGTGTAAAACGTAATAGTTTGATTGTCATAATCAACCGCAACCGTTTCAATTACGTTGCCTAGAATCTTCTCACATAGGGATTGATTAGGGTCGGTCATGTTTTGTCCTAATAGTTATAACGTTCTTTAAGAAATTTAATAGATACTGCCATTTCATCATAAGCACCATCATGAACGTCATGTAATACATAAAATCCACGCCAATGTTGGTTTCCTTGTGCGCCCAAGTAATTTTCTTCGTGTTCATAAAAACTACCCGCAATGATAGCAGTCATTTCTTTCCCATCAGCTCTACGACCATACGCAATCTGTCTGCCTTGTTGATGTCCTGCAAAACAACTCATGTGTTTTTTAGTCAACAAAGCATTGGCAGTTGTTATTGGTCTGCCCATCACGCCCGAAGTAAAATAATGAGAATAAGCTATTCCATCAATGGTAATAACTTCTAAAAATGGAATGACTTGCCAATCTTGATATGGAAGGTCATCGGTAGAAATAAGCCCGTCAAGTTTTCTATCTTCGTTAATGGCTCTGTTAATTCTGTTTTCATGATTTCCCAATGTCAAAACCATGCGAGGCTTGTATTGTTTTTCTTTATTCTTTTTGGCTTTAGCATTAAATTCAAACAATGGAGTTAAAAGCGCATCCATCGCTTCACGAACAGCCCAAATATCTTTTTGATAACTACGCCCTTCAAAAGATTTTAACCCTCTGTCATAAGTGCTTAACGATTCCATATCTGCAAAATCGCCTATGCAAATTATAGTATCGACTTTCTTTTGAACTATAAAATTTCCCAAACATCGAAGGTATGTAAAATCATTTCCTTCTTTAGCTTGAACATCAGGGATAACTAAATGTGTTATCGGTTTTTGCATAAAACCTTCCTACCAATTATATGCTGCACCTACTCCAACAAAATAATCAGTTTTACCATTGATTAGCTGGTCTATTGAACCAGTTGCTTTAATATGAATGTCTTTAATATCGACAATCCCTTGATTTGCTTGTAAACGTATAGCTCCTGTGCCGTCTTTTATGCCAGTATATAATCCAACATCACCATGACGATTTAATGACAACCAAGGCAATGGTTCATCTTTTATATAAGATGTAGTAATTCCTGTATCAGTATTTAATATTGTGGTTACAGTTTTTGGTGCTTTATCTTCTTTTGGAATAGAAATAGCTGAAATAACTTGTGCGTTATTATCATTTACAACAACTTTAGGTAGCTTTTCTTTTGCTTTAATTTTTTGACTGTTTTTATACACCTTTACGGGCTTTTTAACTTCTACTTGAACCAAAGGTTCATCTTTAACAATTGGTGCGGTTTCAGCCACTACAGCGTTCGTTTCAGCCACTTTTGGTGTATGTTTATGCAACCATTTATCAAATTCATGAATTACAACGAATGATAAAATAAAAATAACTAAAATTAGTTTTCAATTTTACAATCGACATAAACATGATATCACAACATTCGTTGGCTGAATGATCGCCCAGACAATTATTGATGGGTACCTGAGGACTTGTCAATTAATGCGCTTTATTGTAGACAAACTTGGAAAGTAACAGGATA